ATGCAGCAACAAGCCGACGCGGCCAATGGTGGAGTAAAACGGAACTTCCTCCCGCTCGGTGCGGTCGATAATGTCCGAAAGGTCTTCGCGGATGCCCTTAGCGTCGTATGAGCTGAAGGTATTGGTAGGCTGTGTCATGATTTAATTCCTCAATTGCGTAGAAGGGCAACGGCATCATCGATTGAGCCGCTGCGTTCGAGACGAGCAAGGGCGGATTTGCGTTGGTCCGCAGACATTTCAGCCTTTGTCCGGCCTACGCCGGGTGCAGCAACCTTGGGAACGGGCTTGGCCTTTGCAGCTTTCGCTGATGCCTGTGCCGCCCTCCACTTCATGGCGTCGTGCAGAATAACCAATTCTTCAGCATCCGCATTTGAAAGGGCTTCGTTGTCGAACCCGACTTCGTTGCCAAATTTCATCAATGCGTTTGCAAGTTTTGGTCCCTCTACAGGGTCGCCAATTTCAGGGAGTAGTTCCTTCAATCGTGCAGACTGTGTGCGGATATGCTCTTCACGCTGCGCTTGCTCTTGGGCCTGCTGCTCTGCCGCTTCCTGTTGGCGTTGATGCTCTACAACCTGCCATTGCTGGACAGCCTGCTTATACATCGCATCTTGCCGCAGATATTCGACGGGGTCGCTGTCGATTAAACGCGGGTCGGGTGCCTGTGGGAAATTGCTGAGAAGTGCCTGTTGATATTGGGCGCGTTCCTGCTCAATCGCTGCTTTGGCGTCGGCAATTGCCTTGCGCTCGGCAGCTATTTCCTGAGAGATTTTAGCCGTATGCCGTTCGCCTTCACGAGCCAGCCTAGCAATAGATTGCTGCTGTTCGGGAGGGAGGCTAGCAAATGCTTCCTTCTCTGCCTTGGTGTAGAACGCGGGTGGTTCGACTGCCGGAATTTCCGGTTCTTCCACTACCTCGTTCGCTTCTTCGGTTGCCTGCTCCTCTAAAGGGGCTTCGGCTTCCGTAGTCTCTTGGTCTGCCTGGTCTTCGGGCTGCTCGATTGCAGTCTGTTCTTCCGGCTGTGCCTGCTCCCCTTCGGGAATGCGCAGCAGTTCGACCGCGCTGTCTAGTGACAACGCGCCATTTTCGGCGTCCATAAATGTTCCTTTGTTTAGCCTTTACGTAGGCGTTGAATGTCCGCTTCGGCAATCTTGCCGTTCTGGACCTGTTGAATCAGGTGGCTTTCAACCTTCCCGATAATCTGCACGGCTTGCCAAAGGCGTTCACGGCCCTCGGCATCCTTCAATGATGTAGCTTCCCATGCTTCCACATATTGGGCTTTCAGCGTGGCAAATGCCTCGCCTGCCTGTTCAAGTTCCATCATGGCTTGATTGCCACGGCGGGCAAGGATGCCAGCGCGTTCTAATGCGTCGCGTATCATGATTGCACCTTAGTGAGTGTCTCGCGGGCTTGGCGCATACTCGCAAGAGTAGCACCCCCCGCGTCAATCTCCAGAACGAGCGCAGCCAGTGCATCAGCCAACGCCTCAATGGCGGTGGCTGCTTTGCCAAGCTCTTCAGTCCCCGGCAATTCATCCAAAAGACCGTATTGTTCGAAATACCGCAACCGTGCCACAAGCCCTGTATGGGTGTCAGTCAAGTCCTTAACCTTGCCGTATTCGTCAACGAAAAATCGATTTTGGCCGATCACAATACTCATACACTCAAGTCTCCACCGGGCCTGTCAGTCCCCATCTTGTATTGCGCCGTCTCGCGGGCAGTCTGTGCGTTCATGGCCATCTGTTCGCGGGCCAACTGAATTTCTGCCTGCTTGCTTTCACGCGCCAACTGTATTTCCGCTTCCTTGCTCTCGCGCTGCAATTGCAACTTGGCCGAAGCTTCTTCGCGCATCAACTGCATACGCAAGTCAGCCTCTTCGCGCTTGAACATCATTTCGGCTTCAGACTGTTGTGCGTTCATCTGCATCTTGGCCGCGTCGGCTTGTTGCTGCATCTGCATTTTCTGCTGCTCTAGCTGCATCTTGCCCTGCACTTCCAATACAGCGGGGTCTTGTGGCTTTTTAGCAGGCTCTGCATTGGGATCAGGCTCACTAAAGAACCTGCCGACATTCTTGAACCCTGCAAGTTCCGTCATTTGCTTCAGCGTGTTGTAGACGTTGCTTTGCGTAACAAGGGGACCATCTGCTCCGCCTTGGAACTGTATGGCCTCTTTCTGGCGCTCTAGCAGGGCATTGAGCAACATTAGCTGCTGTTGCTTGCTGCCAGTGCCTAGAGCAATATTGACCGTCATGTCATTGCGTGTGCGCCATCCGCGTGGATCGACAGGCACCCACTGGTTGCGCAGCTTGACCACCTTTTTCTTGTCCTGATGCTTGCGCGTAAGTTCGTGGATATGCAGGAACAGGTCTTTGATGCCAGTTTCCGAGAATATACGGGCAATCAGCTTAATCCGCATCATGCTGGCATCCAGAAGCCCTTGGAAGCCCGTTGCGGTAGATGCTGCCTTGTTCAATACATCGGGGTCAATGCCGCCCACATTGCGGGTTATGCCGGTGCGCGTTTCGCGGGACTGGTCGACATATTCAATAAGCGGCAGGATGTGCGGGCCTAGCTGCTGGTTAGGTATTTCGCGTAACTGGCTAACATCCTTCATGCGGACAATGCCGCCTGGACGGTTGGTTAGCAGGTCATCCAGCGTGTTTTCGTCTGCACCTTGCGAACCCACGGCAATGCGCTGGTTGTTGAGCAGCGAAGCGTTATCAAGCAACTGGCGCAGCAAATGCGTTTTAATCCGCATGATGTCGATTGTAAGGTCAGCAACAGACCGCCCAAAGAAGCGATGCGTCATGGGGTAGGGTGTAATCGAATGAAACGGCATCCGGTCAAACTCTTCCGGTTCGCCTAGCAGGGTATCAGACGGGCCTGCGGTTACCACTTTAAGTAATTCCGCCACGCCGTCTTCGTCCACGTCAAGCTTGATGTAATGCTCTGTAACGTCAATCAGGCGCATGGAGCGGTTTACAACGCTTTGTGGGTCGCTTTCATCGTCAAACGTATCGCGTGACCGGCCTTCTTCGTATTCATCGCCATTGCGGCTGCTAGATGTAGGCAGGCCTTCAACGATTGCCTTGTCGTAACCATCCGCAATCAATTCCGACTGCGTTTTGCGGTAGCGGTGGAAGCAATAGCCGCTTTCTGGGATCGTCTTGGCCTGCGCGCTGATACCAAACTCTTCAGGCGGGACAACGGCACACTTGAAGCAGCCCTTTTTCGTCTTCTTCGATACGACAACGTCCATTGTGCCGTCTTCGTTCGCGGTCTGCTGGACAATCTCCGCGTCTTTATCTGCCGCAATAATTGCATAGCTGTCAGCATCTAGCTGGCGATAGGTTTCTTTCTCAACTTCTTCATATTCTTCCCACCATGCCTTTACGATGCCGTTCTTGGACAACAGCGCGTCCTTAATCATGCTGTAAAGCACAAGGAAGCCGGGGTTTTCATTCATGAAGATGTGGTTGACGTAATCAGTCTCTTGCTTGGCCTGTTCTTCGTCTTCAGGGCCTACAGGGGCAAATTCCACATATTCTTCACCGCTTGTGAATATGTCCATCAACGGCGGCAACATTGCTTCGATGGTGTCGGATACATCGCTGGACGTGGCTTTGGACTGCCCTTCAAGCGTGGGCATATGCTCTTTCAAGTCACCCATGTAATAGTCAAGCGCGTCCGACCGCTGGCGGGTTAGATCGCTTGTGGTAGACGAGCCTATTGCAGCGCGCTTTTCAGCCGATACAATGGCGCGAATTTCGTTCTTGTCCATTAAGCAACCCCGACTTTCGGATATTTGATGGCCTTGCCCCATGCGGGTGCAGGCTGATTATTATGTGCAACTGCCATTAAGCCAAATGCGTCGGCAGCGTGTGATGCCCAGTCATGATTAGGCCCAAGGCCGATGCCCCTGTCGTTATCGCGCTTCTCGTGATACCAGCCCAGCGCATCCCTGCCTGCCTGCGTCTTTACCTCGTCAAACCATATCGATGGAAACAATCGCCTAGCTGCCTCAATGCGCTTGGATGCTGCCCCTGTCCCCTGATTAGGGATAACCGTAACGCTAAACCCTGCCGCCCTTAAAGCGCTTTCAAAGCTAACGTCATAAACCTTGTCATTCGTGCTGCCGTCATGCGGCAAGAAGCACTCCGCTTTCTCATACCCGTTATCACGCAACCACTGCACATGCGCGCCTAGTGGCTGGCCTTGTGCTTCGTAGTAATCAAGCACTCGTATTTCTTTACCGATAAACTGCGCAATCCAGATCGAGCAGGCATCAGCCTTGGCCCCTGTCCCGCCAATATCCCAATAGGCACGATAGGCCATCAATGGGTCGGCAGAGACATTCGCAATCCGCTTGTCCTGTTTCGCCTTTGTCAGTGCAGCGGCATAATATGCGCCGGATGCTACCGATATATAATCGCCTTCCCATATATGCTCATATTGGTCCGGTTCGGTCCTTTGGCAGTCTAGCCGCTCCTGCTCCAGTTCTTCGGGGAACCAAGGATTGCTATCCCAGTTCGCCTTCACAACGATTGCATCTGTCGGCAGGCTTTCACCACGTAACATCTTGTCCACCGGATCCACCTTGCGGCGCGGGTTCCAACTAAACCACAGTTCAGAACCCGGCGAACGGATCGTCGGGCGTAACAACTGCAACGACTTCGGGCTTACTGTCTGCGCTTCCTCAATCCATGCAACGTCAAAGCCTTCATAGGACTTGATGCTTTCCGCCGTGTGGTCCTGCAAACCTGCAAACACGATAACCCCACCCCCCGGTGTCTTTATCTGTGCTTCCTGCACTTCAAACAACGTGCCGAGGCCGAGCGTCTGTATTTTCTGCTCCAAAAGACGCTTGGCGCTTTCCTTAAGTGACTTCTGTATTTCACGGCAGCATAAACCACGAAACCCCGGCTTGCGTAATGCGGTTGCTATCATCAGATCTGCAAAGAATTGCGACTTGCCTGAACCACGTCCACCATGCGCGCCTTTGTAGCGTCCTTTTTCGAGTAACGGCCTGAAGACAGGCGCTACGTCAATCGCTAGTGTCTTTGACATGCCACTCTACTGCGTGAATAATCTCGCCGCTTAACTCAACAT